CTCCAGCAATGAATATCTTCTATCTTAAATGTAAAGGTAAAAAACGCGGCTTTATTGAACGAAAGGAAATTGAAGTTTCAACAGGTGATCTAACATCGCTTAGAAATGTCATAAAGGAATGTGACGATGATGAATACCAAAAGGATTATTGAAGAAACAAAAGTTGAACGCGCAAAACTTTATGGCTCACTTCTTCTATTCACAAAAGTCTTTTATAAATTAAGAACTGGTCGTGATTTCAAAATAAGCAGACCAATCGGTCGCGAATCTCATTTTATTTCTGTATGTAAAGAACTCACCAATGTCATGCGAGGTGAATTAGATATCCTTGTTATCAACATCCCTCCTCGGTATGGAAAGACCGAGCTATTAATTCACTTCGTTGCTTGGTGTTTAGCAAAATGTCCAGATTGTAATTTTCTATATACTTCTTATTCTCATAATCTAGCTGCAAAACAATCAGCAACAATTCGTGATATTTTAATGCTTCGTGAATTTCATGATTTATTTTTCGTTAATCTAAAACATTCAAGTAAAGCTAAATTTGATTTTGAAACTACAGAACAAGGAAGTGTCTACGCCGCAGGATTTGGCGGAACGATAACAGGACGTGGAGCGGGAATAAAAGGAATTGAACCGGATAAAAGATTTGGTGGGGCAATTATAATTGATGATGCACACAAACCAGATGAAGCATCAAGTGATACGATAAGAGAAGGTGTGATTGATTGGTATCACAACACATTATTATCAAGACGCAATAATGGTAATAAAACTCCAATTATATTCATTGGGCAAATTGTTCACGAAGAAGATTTAGCCAATCATATAATCAACACATGCAAGAATGAGAGGCAAAAGGTTATATCACTTCCTGCATTAGATGCAGTTAATAACGCCTTATATCCTGAAATGCACGATAAAGAAGAATTATTTAAAATGCAGCAAGAGAATCCATATATCTTTGCTGCTCAATATCAACAAAGAGCGCAACCCGCTGGTGGTGGATTATTTAAAAAGGCTTGGTTTCCTATTTTAGAAAATGAACCAAAGATAATTACAACGTTTATAACGTGTGATACGGCAGAAACAGAGAAAGAATATAATGATGCAACTGTATTTAGCTTTTGGGGGATTTATAAGTTAAAGCACGGCGATTTAAATATTGATATGTATGCTGTGCATTGGATTGATTGTATTGAATTAAGAGTTGAACCCAAAGACTTGCGCAATGAGTTTATTCAATTTTATTACAGTTGCATGCGTTATAAAATTAAACCAGCATTAATTGCAATTGAAGATGAATCCACCGGCACAACCTTAGCCTCATCATTAGAAGATATTCAGGGCTTGCAAATTTTAAAAATCAAAAGAACTAAAGCGTCAGGCTCTAAGACTGATAGATTCATTAGTATGCAGCAATATATAGCCAAGAAACAAGTCACACTCCCATATGGAGCTAAACACACAAAAATGTGCATAGATCATTGTGCGAAGATTACAGCTAATAACACGCATAGACATGATGATATTTGTGACACGTTATACGATGCAGTTAAGTTGGCACTGATTGATAAAACATTTGTCAATATGTACATTGATGAGACAAAGAGCAAAAAGAATGAAATTATTAACTCGTTTGTTATGGCAAATAACAAGCGAAAACAGTTAAGGAGAACAGAAAGATGGCAGAAGTAGCACAGAAACATCAAGGACAGTTAAAGCGAATCAGGAAAAATGTTGAAAAGTTCCATGATTATTTCAAGGAAAATTACGAGCGTTGGTATAGATTCAAGAAGTTTTTATATGTAACAGCAATGACCAATCAGGATATCCAGGTTTTACGTGATTTAGGTAAGCCAGAGCTAGAGTTTAATATCTTAGAGGCTTATGTATCGCGTCAAAAAGGTGAGTTTGCTAAACAGGAACCATCTATTACGGTTTCAGGCGGTAATAATGGGATGGCTGATGGCAATACAATAGAAGTTGTAGAAGGTTACATGCGATATGCTGAGCAATTAATGCGCTATGATAATACGTCATATGAAATCTATGATGACATGATGTCTGGTGGATTTAGTGTTGCCAAAGTATGTACAAAATATTCCGATGAAATGAGTTTTGAGCAGGATATCTCTGTTAATCGTGTATTTGATCCGACATTATGTGGTTTTGATCCATTAGCTATTGAATCTCATAAGGGCGATGGTGAATATTGCTTTGAAATTGTTGCATATCGAAAGAAGGAGTTTGAGGACATGTATCCTGATATTCCATTAAACGAACTTAAATTTAGTACAGATTTAGGTAAGTTTAATTGGAGTTATCACAATAATAACGAGAAGATTATTTTATTATGTACTTATTATGAGAAAAAACATAAGAAAGTTCGGATTGTGAAACTATCAGATGGTCAAGTTATGACCGAAAAAGCTTATGATGAATTTATAGTTAAACATGAGATGAGCGAAAATATCGAACAACCCCCACAGAGAGTTGGTGATAGAATGTCTACAATGACTTATATAGAGCGATACCGCTTTATTGAGAATAGAGTATTAGATCATAAATATACAGATTATAGATTATTGCCTTTGGTTTTTTTTGATGGCGACTCAGTGAGTATTCGAGAGACAATTCAAAGTCAGCTTAAGCAAATAACAAGACCATATTGTTATCAAGCAAAAGGCGTTCAGCAGCTTAAAAATCTAGCAGGTCAAACTTTAGCCAATGAGATTGAAAATATGGTACAACATAAGTTTATGATTCCGTTAGAAGGCATTCCGCAACAATACACAGATGCTTATACAGACGTTCAGACACCTACTACGATGATCTATAACCAATTTTATGAAAACAATCCTGATGTGCGCTTAGACCCTCCTCGTGCTGTTCCTCGTGAACCAACGCCTCCTGAAGTAAGTGCTGCATTTATGGGTGCAGATCAAACGACACAAGCTATTTTAGGTACATATGATGCGACTTTAGGAATAAATGAACAGCAGATTAGCGGTGTTGCGATAATTGAAGGAGCCACACAATCAAATGCAGCTGCTATGCCGTATATCAAAGGATATTTAAATGGATTGCAGCAAGTTGCAAGGATCATTCTTGATTTAATCCCGAAATACTATGTAACGCCTCGGTCTATTCCTGTTATTACAAAAGATGGCAAGAAAGCTTATCAGATGATTAATGGCGGCGCTAAGCAACCCAGCTTGAAATTCGCATCAAATGCTTTGAATGTCAAAGTGGGTGCGGGGGTTAATTTCACAATTCAAAAGACAAGGGCTTTGCAGCAAGTTACGGCGCTTATGAAAGTATCACCTATTTTAGGTCAATTCTTTGGCACAACACCTGAAGGCTTGAAGTTTATATTAAATAACCTTGAGATGAATGGTATTGACCAATTAAAAGATGCAGTTGATAAATTCGTTCCAGAATTTCAGAAACAACAGCAAGGGCAGCCAAATCCTGCAATGATGAAAGTACAGCTTGAGCAACATAAACTACAATATCAAGAACAGCAAGATCAGAAGAAAAATCAGATATCACTTGCTGGTGTTAGCGTACAAGATAAAGATGCCGATACAAGAAGACTTACAGCTTTGGCGAAAGTAGGGCAAAACGAAACTGATTCAGAGTTGAAACAAAACGCTATTGATGCTGAAAATGCAAGAACCTTGGTTGATAAGGCTGTTAAAGTAGCAGATACTATTCATCAGCATAATAAAGATAAAGCGGAATTTGTACATAAAACACAAAATGTTACACGTGAAACTTAAAGCTTTACTTTAAATTAAAATGAATTAAAGCTTTGCATTAAAAATGAGCGATAACTATTGACAAATACATAAATTTAGTTAGTATTGATTACGAAAATGATCTTAAGAGACTCGCGCTTAAGATCAAAGGATTAAAGGATACGCGAGGTTTAACGAGACTATCGGTTAAATAGTCATGGACTCACCATGTAATACATCGAGGTATTACCGTGACGGGGTAAAAGTCAAAGGAGGACTGAAATAATGGTTGACGCTAATCAGAATGGAGATAATGCGCAAAAGGAATTAAATCAACCGGAAGCCCAAAAAACTTCTAGTGAAAATTCTCAAGATAAACAGCAAGTTGAGCAAGAAAGTTCAAGTTCTACTGAAACTCAAGAAGAAAAGCTCTTAAAGCAATCTGATGTTAATAAGATTGTTGGGGCGGCAAAGCTTGAGGCACGTGAACAAGGCAGGCGTGAAGCGCAAGCTACACAATCACCGGCTAAAGACCTTTCTGCAACTGTAGACCCAAATGACCCAAATCAAGTTTTAATTGATCAGACCAAGCTTGAGGAAGTAATCGAAAGGGTTGCTACACAAAAAGCTCAACAGACTGAAATGAAGCAAAATGTAGATCAATTTGTAAGTAAATTACAACTTGGAATGCAGAGACATTCTGATTTCGAAACAACTGTAGCTAAGTTAAACTTACATAATTTACCATACGAATTGGTAAGACTGGTAAATGCTTTGGACAATACTGCTGATATCGTTTACGAATTAGGCAAGAGTCCAAGCAAGTTTTCTAGTGTATTAAACTTATGTAATGTTAGCCCGCAGTTAGCTTATGATGAACTAACGCGGCTTTCTGATTCTATTAAAAAGAATCAGCAGGCAGCAACATCACAAACTAAAGTCAACGAACCATTAGATCAGGTGAAACCCTCCACAACAGGGACGGATAATGGTGAGTTGAAGAGTGTTAAGGATTATCAAAAGCTCGATTGGATGCGAGGATAATCTAATTTCTACAATGTAAACCATTATCTCTATTGATTTTACCTTATATGGAGATATGAAAAATGGCTTTACCTACTAATACTTTACAAACGGTACAGACCTATAATGACTCAAACCTTGCTTATCTTTTAAATCAATTTGCTTTTGTTAATAAAGCTAACAAGAAGTTTAAAGATTTTGATAAGATTCAAGCTAATTTGGGTTCCACAGTAACTTTTGATTTGCCCCCAAGATATACTACTAATAGTACCTTGATTGCAACCTTCCAAGATTCAATACAAAGAGTGCAGAGCTTAACTGTTGACCAAGCAGTTAACACAGCTTATGCCTTTAGTGCTGAACAATTCGTATTTAACGTTCGTGATTATATGGAAAAATTTGGAATGAGCGCTATGAAGGAAATCGGTAGTAAAGTTGAGGCAAATGTTGCACAAAATGCTATTACCAATACTTATCGTTTTTATGGTGATGGTTCAACTGCAATTAATTCTTTTGGTCAGCTTGCTACAGCAATGGCTTTCTTCCGTAACTACGGTGCTGCTCAAGGAATGGCTTGTGGTTTCTTAGAAGATATCGCAGTTGCTTCAATCGTAAATAGCGGATTATCACAATTCGTAACTGGTCGAAATGAAGAAATTGCAAATTCATGGGAACTCGGAAGCTTTACTTCAACTGATTGGTATCAATCTAACTTATTGCCAGTACATACTGCTGGAACAGTTGGGAATACTCCACAAACCTTAACGGTTATTTCTGTAACTACAGACCCAGATGGTGGTATATCTTCTATTCTATGCTCTGGTGCAACAATTTCTGATCCAGATGCCATTAAGCAATATGATTTATTGCAATTTAGTGATGGTGTATCTGGTGAAATAGATGTTCGTTATAGAACATTTATCGGTCATGAACCATCAGCAAACCCTGTACAAATTCAAGCTACGGCTGATGTTGCGGGTGCTGCGGTTACTGGTAACGTTGATATTCCTATTTTACCGAAACTATATAGTGCTGCTGGTAAGAATCAAAATATTACTACAGCAATTAGCGCGGGTATGGAATTAACTGCCTTACCTTCTCATAGAGCTGGTGTTATCTATTCAGGAAATGCATTGTTTTTAGCAATGCCTATGTTACCTGAAGAAATACCATTTCCAACTGCTAATAAGATTGATTCTGATAGTGGTTGTGCAATTAGAACTTATTACGGTTCTAAATTCGGTGAGAATGAACGCGGTATGATACATGATGCGATTTGGGGATCGACTTTGGTTCCTGAATATGCAATGCGTTTAATCTTCCCTCTATAACGTAACTATTTTTTATTACACTTTTTAATAGTTACAAATAAAGGAGGCTAGATTATGCCATTCACAGTAAGAGAACTCATTAACAAGGCTTATTATTTATCTGGAATTGTTTCAAGAAAATTTCAGAGTGTTTCAGGAGATCAAGTTACAGATGGCTTAGCTCTGTTAAATGAGTCTCTTGCTAGTGAAGGTATAACCGGTTCAACTATTCCTTATTATAAAGAATATTCATTAAATGCTGTTGCAGGTCAGGAAAAATATTTTATCCCTGGTCTTGTTGAAGCAGACACTTTTACATTTAATATCGGTTCAGTTCGTTATTCGATGGATGCAAAACGAAGATTTAAATATTTTGGAACGCCTCGTCAAGATGATATTCAGAGTTTGCCTTATGAATGGCACATCGAACGTGTATTAAATGGTGCTGACTTATATATTTATTTCTTACCTGATACAAATTACCCGATGAAGATTTGGGGAAAATTT